TGGCGGATGTTGAGCCGCTGCCTTTGATGTGTGTTCTTGCGGTTGGGGTATCAATCCCGATGCCAACATTTTGCGCATTGTCAATAGTCATTGCAAGGGTAGCGCTGCCCGTTCTAAATTCTAAACCAGAACCGCTTGTTCTTGCAATTCTTACATTCTCATTAAAAAAACCTAATCTTCCCGTGGTTTCACTTGCACCTCCTACAATTACAACATTTGCCGTTTTAATGACATTGTCATTTGTAATTGCCAAAGATGGTAAATTACTGCTATTTTGAATCAATAACGCAGTTGTTGCCGACGTGCTTCCCACACCTACTATGTGAGTTGTTGCGGTTGGTGCATTCGTTCCAATCCCCAACCTATTATTGGTATCATCCCAAAAGAAGTTAGCCGCATCACTTGCAAACGCACTTCCATCAGTAAACTGAATCGCACCCGCAACACCGCTTGGTGATGTCACCACCGAGATATTCCCACTTCCTAAAAGAGATGTGTTGTTCAGCGTTTTGATATTCGTTCCACTTACAAGAGTTTCTTGAACTGCAATGTCACCACTTCCAAGTAATGTTGTAGAATTGATGGTCTTGATGTTTGTGCCTGATACAAGTGTTGCTTGTTTGGTAGCAAGTGCCGTTGTGACCGCAGTTTGCACAGGCAAGTTGCCAAGTTGTGCTTTTTGTGTCGTATTCGTTGCGATATCTACAACGGGAAAAACATCGTCAATCGTTGGCGATACTAACTCAGTTAAATCTGTGATTTTTTTGTTGCTCATAGTATTATGAAATTACCGTCTTGCGTGCGTAAGAAGTCGTTTGAATTTGTAATAAGATATTGATAGATTTGAGGCGATATGATTCGCTCGCTTAAATTAGGAGTATAATTCATATCACTCACACTCACGCTATTTTGTTTTTCAACAAGCGTAGGATTGTATTCTTTTGAATCAATGAAAGCAATGCCATCAAATCCAAGAAAATCATAATCTTGAGTGAGCAACAAATCACCACTCTGAGTCGCTAACCCAAAGAATGCATCAACCGGTGATGTTGGCAATATGTTGTGTTGCTTGTTCACGCTGGTGAATAGAACACTTCAGGTTGGTCAACTAACTGACATTTCAAAACTCCGATTTCTACAAGCTCATTCGCAAGGTCAGGATTCGTGTTGACCGCTGATGTTTGTGCGTAAACTTTATATTCGTACTCGCCATTCAAGAGAGTGAATGTCGTTCCTTCAACTACTGCAAATTTGTTGTATCTCTCCGTTTGTGTGGAGATGTCTGCCAAGATTACATTGACTACTTGATCAGTCAACAAATGCGTCATACTAAATAGAAATTTAGGATTGGCAATCGTGACTTTCTCGGTCAGAGTTAAATACCAATTTTTGGATTCGGCTTTTGTAATCAACAACATCAAAAGAAAATAGCGAGTTGTCTTTTATGTAACAAAAAAGGGTGAGCAAATGCCCACCCCCTCTCTCTATGAATCAAGCAGAATTAAATGCCTAATGTTGTTACTACCGATGCTTGAAGCAAGAATGGTGCTTCAGCTTCAATGGCGGATAGAGTCACCTCATATCCAGTAGAGTCACCCATCGCAGTTCCTGTGTTGCTGACCATTGCAGTCACATCACAACCCAAGTCCTTACCAGCCAACCAATACTCATCGTTGTTCGTTTTCACGATTGCATAGCAACGACCTTGTGCAAGAAGTTTCATCTCGTTGCGTTTGGTAGTTGACAATCTGCGAAGTTTGAACGCAATGTCAGCTTGGTTGAAAGATGTGCCGTTCTCAATCGAAACATTTGTAGTGTTTGTCATTGAGCCGGTTGCTTTCGGTAGCTCGTAAGTGTAAACATCGCCGCTTACAACAGTTGTTGCAGTAACTACACCACTAACAACGGTAAACTTTGAAGCAGTCCAACTAATCAGATGGATGCTTTTAATTCCACCGATTGCTTCCTTGCAATCAAGTGTAAATCCGGAAGTCAGCAGACAAGCCATATTAATTTTTTAGATTAAAGGGTGAAATAAACAACTTCAGATGGGAATGCAACTTGCACACCATACTTGAAAGTCAAACGGAAACGCACTTCGTCTGAGTCCTCTGAATACCACAGCTTTGTGATTTCTTCTTCATTTGCAAGGTCAGTTCCTAAGAAGAAGTTAGACAATGAACCAGCAACAATCTTGTTTGTTCCGTTCAAACCACCAACTCCGATCAACTTCATATTAGTACCAGGATACACCATCTCCATTGTAGTAGCTGCATCAGCAACATAATGAAACAAGTTAGCGTTCTTCAAGTTTACCAACATCAATTTGTAAGCATCGATTCCCAAGAAGCAAACCAAGTCGCTTTTCTCAGCAACGGCAGCAGGGATGTTTGCATAAACTTGATCCAAGATTTCATCAATGTTTGCAGAAGTTACAGTTGTGAAAGTTGTTGGGGCAGCGTTTGCCAATGTTGGAGATGCAGCAGAGATGATCTTGTTCAAACCATCAAAGCGGTTCAAGTTAGGATTACCACTTGCAGTATCACCCTGCCAAAGAGCAGTTTCCAAAGTTTGTGCAATCACGGCTACCTTCTCGTTTCCAATTTGCTCTTCGAAAGGAATCATTGTTGGTGAACCAGGCATAATTTGTGTTTGCATCCACTTTGCTTCCAAAGTTTTAGGACATAAAGTTTCTTCAACTTTCACAGCACCAACGGTGATGTTACGCTGAGTGAAGGTAGTTGTACCACTTGGATTGTATCCGCAGCCATCGGCTTGAAAGAATACAGTTGAAGCGATGATGTTCAAGGCAGCAGATGACTTAACACCTACCTGCACCTGATTTGCAGCGTACATTGCGGCAGCAGTTTTACCGCTGAACAATGCTTTAACCAACAAGTCTGTTGATTGTTCGTTGTTGTAATTAACGAGAGATCCGACTGAAAATGCCATAGTTTTAGTTTATTTATTTAGTGAGTTTTTTAATCTTTTCAATGCTTCAAACTGATCATTCTTCTTGTTTGAAACGGGAGTTTTGGTTGGTTCTTCTGAAGGCAAGTCAGCAACTTTCTCGATCAAGTCGATTGCTTTGCTCATTGCTTCTTTGTGTGTGTTGTTAGATGCAGTCAATGTTGCGACCTTAGCAGTCAATTCAGCAATGGCAGTTTCCATCTTGGCAACTACTTCGTTGAATGCAGATACTGTTGCAAACTCTTCAGCTTCAATTTCAATCTCAACTTCAGGTTCAACAATCTCGGTAACGATTCCGTCAACAGTTGTCACCAACAATCCACCTTCAACCTCGTGAGTTGCATCAGGTGCTGGGATATCACCTTCAGCAGTTTGAACGAAGATGGCAGTTCCGATTGCCAATTCGCCTTCGTAAGTAATTACAGTGCCATCGGTCAAAGTAGCAGTCGCTAATTCAACGGCAACGGGTTCGTCAGAGAATCCAAGCATTGTGCGGATTTCCTTGAGTGTTTCTTTTGCGTTCATTTGTTATATAATTAGGTTTTTGTTTTAAGTGTTGCAATTTTATTTGCCATTCCATTTGGAAAGCAAGGATTTCATCTCCTCAATTAGTTGCTCATCAGCATCAACTGGAAAGTCAAAAACACCCTCAACCGAGAATCCTTTGAACTCGCCTGACTTCACCTTTGACCAAACTTCTTCATTGTCTATCAGGTAACTGACAAACCAAGAACCATCGGCAACCTCTTCAAATCCCTTCGGTGGCATCACGCCCCGTTCACGATCAATGATGTATGATTCAAACAAGCTCACGCCATCAGCGATTGGTGTTTTGTGGTGAGTGTTTACTGCATCGTACTTGTTTGACCTTGCCCACTTCTTTGCAATCTTGAAGATGCTCTCCTTGTCGAACACTACATAGTATTCACCACGAACATCGTCCCTTCGGTAGATGGGTAGGTCGGCAATCATTGCCGCACCTGTCACAATGCGTTTTTCTTCATCCTTGATTTCAAACCTTTGGGTGATTTCTGCGAACGCAAGAAAGTCCTTTTGTATGGCTGGAGTTTCAACCAAAGAAACAAACTCAATGCCTGTCTCTTCATCAAACTCGTTGATGTCTAATCGGTATACTGGTAACTTCATCTTTCTTAAATAGCGTTATTTCACAACGGATACTTTTCT